GCGACAAATACTTGTTGTAGATGACTGTTGTGGCTACAAGACACCAGCATTAGATGCATTAAGTACCCGTAGTCGGCACAATAACATAAGTATTATTTTGAGTACCCAACAGTGTAAATCTGTAAAAAAAATCATGAGAAACCAAGCAACCAACGTTATTCTATTTAGAACGAAAAATTACAAAGAGTTGGAAAATATATATCAGGAGTGGGGTTGTATGTACGGTTGTTTTGATAATTTCAAGAGAATGTTTGATTATTGCACTGGCGAAAAATACTCCTTTATGCATCTCCAGTTGGATTACAATCCACCGAGAGCGTTCAAATGCTTCACGGAAGATATTACAAATAAATTCGAATAATGTAAAAAAATGTACACATAAATTATTACAAAAAAACAAATGAGCATCACAGACCAATTTGACCAATTATCCGGCGTAACTGCTCATTCCATATCTGATTTGAAAGCTCTGCGCAATGCAGCTTTAGACAACGCTTATTCTAAATTGCAGCAAGAATTGAGCTCCCATTATACAAGTCTCGAAAACGTGGCGAGCGATGTCTCTCACACGTCAAGTGCTGCACTCACATTGGTAAATTCTGTCAAATCGACTTACGAAGGTGTAAAGAATGCTCTTAATAAAATAAAACAACGCAAATTAGACAAACAAGATGACGAAGCTGATGGAGAGGCTGACCAGCCCGAAAATGAGAATTTAGAAGAAGACGATGGCTACGAAGCAGATCTCGAGGATTTCGACGATTACGATCTCGTAGACGATTTTGGGAGAAACAATGCTTTTTTAGGAGCTGCCGACGAGGAAGAAGCTGATGCTACCTTTGACCAGTTACCACAAACGGAAAAATTTTGGAACGCTAATGTGGATAATTTGGGAGATTTCGATGATCAGCCCGTACTGATGACAAGAGCGAATCCTGCAGATCCAGATCAGTATAGGGTTGTTTTAAGAAAGAGCGACGATCCTTTAGAGAGTATGAAACAAATCGAGGAAGAAGACCGATTATTTGCTGAGAACCAACGACAAAATGCTCCCGAAGAAGAGTCCGAATTTGAGATTTCACCAGAAGAGCTAGAAGGTCCCATAAGCTTAGATGACAAGCCAAGTAGTAGTATTGACACAGCGGAGGCCGAACCTGAGAGTTCAGAATTTGTAACTGCCTCTGAGGGCGAGCAAGATGAAGAAGATCAGCTCGAACCAGAATCCGCAGAAGTAGAGACCCAGCCCATCGAGAGTGACGTTGCTGCAGTATCAACAGAAGCCGAGACAGACGCCACAGAGGCAACACCGGATTTATTAGAAGGAGCTGAAGTGGAGCTAACACAGCTCGGCGGCGACGCTGGCGCCGCTGCTGAAGAAATAGGCGGAGAAGCTCTGGGTGAAATCGGTGGAGAAGTGGCAGCCGATGCAGCAGTTGGCGTAATTTCGCAATCACTCGATTGGATCCCCGTGGCCGGGGCAATTTTTGGAGCGGTTGGATTGGTATCAACTGTCGGAATTTCGATCGGGTCAGCCTACGCCATAGGACAAGAGTACTCTGCTAAATTATCTGCAGCACAAGAACAGTTGAAAGAAGAAAAATCCAAACCACTTGACGTAGGGGGCCAATTTTCTGTCGGCAGTCTGTCATCTGTAAACAGATTCCGACAATAATCCAAATAAAAAAATCTCATGATAATATTAAAAAATGAATAGCGACAATTTCAATATCATCCTGACAAATGATTTCCTAGACGAGGATTTGGACAGTCTCGAGATAGACACAATAAATGGTCTATTAAAGTTCCGTTTTCCCAAAGGAATAACGTTTCCCGCGGATGCTTGTATTGAAGTACAGAATTTTTGCTGTACAGAGGCATTTCCACAAGCTCCTAGAATTGTTTCAATTCAAGAGTTCAATACGCAGACGTATTTGGGGAACGAATACGCTGGCACCATGGTGCAAGGTTTTTTGACCACGCTCAATGGTGACATCAAAAACAAAAATCAATCTGGGAAAATATTTTTGAATAATTCGGACAGCTTTCAAGTACAAGAGTTAACGATGCGTATACAAGATCTGAGTGGGAAAAAAGCTTCTTTCAATGAAATCAATGCAAGCGATTACTACGATTTGGCCTCTGTTAATATTTGGATACGTGACACAGATAATGTTGCTTACACAGCCGAGCGAATTGACGAGACTCACTGGAAGCTCGTCGGGACGGGCAATACTTTTTTTTTAAAATTTGAAACGCCGACCACGGGCACAGTAAGCGGCAATTTAAGCAGTACCTTTGTGCTCGATCCGACGCCGCAAACACCGGCGACTGATCCAAGTTTAACATTAAATTTACAAGGTGGGACGACACGCACATTTACTCCAAATAGTGGGGCCGGTTTGACCTCGGAAATTGACAAGCAAGGGGATGTGAATGTTTTTTCAATGACTTTAGGAGTCTCATCCAAAAAAAATACGTATTAAGTAAAAAAAAATGCCCGAACCCTCTGATAAAAAGCTGTATGAGAAAGTACGCAAGGAAGTATACAAAATGTACAAGAAGCCAAGTGCATATCGCTCAGGAGCGCTTGTAAAAAAGTACAAACTACAGTTCTCCAAAAAATACGGAGCTCGTAAGAACCCTTACCTTAGTTCAAAAAAACCAACAAGGACCGGACTGGCGCAACCAGCGGGGGAAGGTAGGTTATTCAAAACCGGGAGACGTTTACCGACCGACAAAGCGTGTTACAAAAAAAACACCCAAAACTTTTTCAGAATTGAGTAGGAGTGAAGTTAAAAACGCAATGGCTGAAAAAAAACGGAGAGGTCGGGTTAAGAAATTTTAAGCTTTAGAGTGCAAGTGTAATTAAATATTTTTTTTAAAAAAAAAATATTCAATGATATTATAAAAATGAAGACCAGTTCAATCAAAGTATACGAAGAACGTAATAGTTCATACAAGTTAGGTGACGAATTGCACTTCAATATTCCACAGTCCGTGTTATTGTTGTCTGACGTGTTTTTGAAAATGAACATCGTCTCAGGAGAGGATGGCAAGGTGGCATTGACTGGAGGGCTAGCCGACAAGGACCATTATTACAAGCTTATTATGAACGAAAAAATTGGTGCAGCCTCTCTGTTCAAAGAAGTAACTATTAGCACACAGCAGGGCCAAGTTTTGGAGCAATTCGACTCATACAATAGACTTGCTAATATTACTGCACGATTTGCAGATACTACGTCTGAGACCCACAAGAAACAATTGTTCGAGGGTGCTGGAGACTTGACGGCTGCCGCACAAGGACTGTTATACGAAGATAGCAATGCTGCGGGTGGTTTGACCAGTCGAACTATAGAGGTGTGTGTACCTCTCAGCTTATCGGGAATTTTATCAAATTCACAGCCCGTCCCGAACTACCTCGTCGGGGGCTTGCACGTACGTATTTTACTGGAAAATGAACCCTGGAAGTGCCTGAACGCAGCATCGATTCCACCAGTATGGAGACAAGACGCTAAAACTATGCAAACACGACAAGCGGGATTTTCCGAAGATACGGGGTTCCGTGTGAATGGAGTTCCTGCTACAAATCTAACGACATTGGACATTGTAAACACCGAAACGGCAGCAAGTGCAGCAGCAACTAACGCCCCCTTCACAGATATGAGTATGGTTGCATACGTCGAGCAGACACCTGCACAAGTTTTCCAGCACCCTTTTTGTGTAGGGCAGCAAATTAACGTGAGCAATTCTACTGGAGGTGTCAACGATGGAAATGTACTGATTACGGCGATTGCTATTAATGCAAATAGACTCCGACTAACCATTGATCCAGCTATTAATTTTAGTAATGGAGCTAACGCGGCAAATGCTTCCAATGCAGTGCTTATAAGTATCAATGAGCATCCTGATGGAGATCCAGAGCTGAACATTAGTAACGTCGAAATGATTTGCGAAACTGCTACGCCTACACAGCAACAACTTGAATCACTCGAAAAATTAGTAAATTCAAAAGGGTATGCCTTCCCATATCAGTCATTTACGGATTTTACAAGCAATACAGCAGCAAACGAAACAGTTATTTCGAATACCATTCAGAGTTCTCTGAGACAATGTAAAGCTCTTATGAGTGTGTGGGAGGTTCTCCAGACATACACTGTAGGAAAGCAGAATTTGTGTTCGTTTGTCGACCCACGAGCAAACCCAAAAGATTACCAGTTTATTCTAGACAATCTTTTAACCCCCAACCAAAAAGTTCAGCTAAGTCAGTACATAAAGACTCGGAGTGAACAAGGTGGGTGGTCTCAAGTACACATTAAAGAACTCATAGACGCTTTCAGAGCATGTGGACTAGAAGTATCCAATATTACAGATTTGGACGGCTGCCTCATTATTCCAAGAGCTCTTGCTCGGTACAACCACACTTATGATATGAGTACTTCGGAAGGTGAAACACGATGCAATGTTAATATGACACGAAATACCCAGCCGCTATTGTGGCACAACTATATTTGCCACCAAAGGACACTTGTTGTGTCGAGTCAGCAAGGAGCAAGAGTCGTGATGTAAAAAAACGTATTTTTGTGCTTGAAAATAAATTCTATCACAAAACTATAAAGCATGTCAAAAGTTGTAGGATTAGAAAAAGCGGAAATTTTCCCAATAAACTCCACCCAGAGTTATTCATTTCGTAACGGGAATCCACTAATCGATTTTGAGCTCGGAGCCAGTCCCGGGAAAGTTGTAGACCCCTCCAGTTTGAGATTAAATTTCAACTTGAATTGCGGATATGGCAACGGAACTGGTTTTCGTTTTCTGAACAACCAAAGTTCGTATGGAGACATCACAGACGCTGCCAGAGGAGTTTCGACGGGAAATATCAATCCTCGAGTGGGTGTAAGTTGTGTTGTCGATACGGTAAAAGTTTCGAATTTTCAAAACCAAGTGATCGAAGAAGTACGTCAACACTCTCGGTTGAACAGTACTGTGATTCCAATGTTGAATGATTTTAGACGCTATAAATGCGCTCTCAGCAATGTCTACGGTGCATACGGTAATTGTGTATCACAAATGCTGAGAGTCAATAGTGAGATGGAATGTAGTATTCCTCTGAGAGCTGGACTATTACAATCACGCACGCCTTTAAACCCTACGAGCTTGGGGGGGTTAAAAATTCAGATTAGTCTTTCACCTGATAGCGCAATTTTCAACACAACGGACGCGGACAACCTTGTTCCCGACGCAGCGAACGAAGGAACTGGGCAGGTGTATTATCAATTGAGTGATGTCTCGATCAGTTTCAATTACCTAGTAATGGACAAGCCATCGCAACCAATGAATGGTATCATTCCATACGCTGCTTATAGAAGTTTTTTGAATATTGTACATAGTTCAGACAACCAGTCTACTTTGAATCTCGCACTCTCCTCTGTAAGAACCGCCTTTCAGACATACTTGCAATCGTCATCAGTCAACAACTATGAGGAAGATAGCCTTAAAACTCACGCTATGGAGGACATTTCAGACACAGCCATACAAATCAAAGAAGTCGCTTTTCTGAGAGCTGGAGTAAAATTCCCCTCCCAATTTTCGACAAATGAACGCAAGGTTTTAGACACTCGTGCTTCTGCATTTCCCGCTCATATGTTACGAGATTATATGAATAGTGTACGAAAGTACAAAGCAATCAAATCAACTTTGATGAGCCCAGTTGTTCAATCGACCAGAACTCGCATCGATAATAATTACGACCAGCCGGACGGAGGAGCCCCTCAAGTGCAAGGACCAGACGAGTTGGATAGTGTTTGTGGTGGATATAGCATGTATGGAATTGGTGTCCGCTTCGACCAGCTAAATATCGGACAAGGGAGTGACTTCTCTCAAAGAGGCTTTACAGTTCGTCTAGTAAGTGATCTCACAGACGGAACTCCCCAAAGTTGTTTCACATTTGCACTCAGCAATCAAGGACTAGCAGTCAAAAATATGTCAGTGAGCCCGATCGCTTAAAAATTATAAAAAATTGTTTACAATACAAAATAAATGTATGTTTTTGATATTTTTATTTTGTATGGAAATAGTATAAAAAAAATATGGAACTTGCACGATTATTAGATAGCCGCGCACAGCAGAGTGAATCCCTCAGGGTTGAGACAGATGTGTTACGCCCGCAAACAATTTCAGATAATGAATGTGTGTTTAATTTACGGAATATTGGGGTATTGGACGCAGGAAGTAGTCTTATAATCCCAGTATGTGGCCTCGCTGCGACAAGTCGGCTCACATTAGCAGCTGGCGTTTTTGGCCTGATTCAGAATGCTACCCTGCTCACAAGTAGCGGTACGATAATTGCACAAACAGATCAAGCCCACTATTTGATGACCATAAACAACTCATTTATTGACCCTGAGAAAAGACTCAACGTAGGGACACTCACGAATGGATCTCAAATGAATTTTAAGTATGCCGAATCGGGTGCTTTCAAAGGTAAACTCGGTTGGTCATGCGGAACTGACGTAGCTCCACGCTTTAGAATGCCGAACAGTGCAGCTCGTACTGATGGCGTAGAGTACCATATCAGACTGAGCCAATTATTCCCAAATTTATTACCATTCATGTTGCCGTTATTGGTTTTAAAAGAAGGAATTCAGCTTCGAATAACATTCACCGATACAAATCCAAATGGACCTCGAGGTCTTTCCAGTACTGGTGCTCAAGCCGGAGCTGGAGTCGGAATCGTGAATAGCGGTGTAAGATTTGTGTCAGATCACCTTGTTTTCTCAGAGGATTTCAACGCGAAAATCAGAGCTCTCGACCAATCTGCTAATGGTATAGTAGTCCCATATGGAGATTACAATACC